TTAAAGCAATCCATCGCAAAACACCGTGCAGCCGTAGAGTTACTGGATAGAATTGACACTTCGGCTTATATCATCGAGGTTGATGATGCCCTCACTCAGCTTGAGACTTATATCAAGCAAGTAAAATTTCAACAAGCATACAAGGAAGTTGGCGAGCTTTATAATAAAGCTGGTTTTGAAGAAGCAGACAAACGACTGCAAGCATATCAGGAATGGGCTAATAATTTCAGCCTTATTTCTGCTGAGTTTGTTGATGTGGTTGGCTCGTTTTCTACCCGTTTTAAGGCTAACCGACAGAAACACAATAGCGCGTCCAAGCGTACCCCGATTACCCGATTCTACATAGATGAATTGGATTCTCGCAACAATGGCCGCAATCTGCGCGGACAGCTCTCTTGCTTTTTGGCTCCTTCCGGAGTCGGTAAGAGCCATATCGCCAGATGGATTGGAAAGAATGCCTGTCAGATTGACGGGTTGAATGTTCTCCACATCCAGCTCGAAGGCAGTGAAGCTGAAGTCGTAGATGCTTACGCCGCATCATTGGTTTCTTGCAGTTCGTTCAAATACGAGACAGGAACGCTGAGAGATAGCGAAGTGGCTCAAATGGAAGAAATGCTGAAAAGTGTTTCCGGTCGTCTTCATGTGAAATCCTATCCTAAGTTCAACGCTCAGGTTTCAACCATTGATATATATAATGCCATACAAGACTACAAGAAACGCTACAACTGTCAGCCCGATGTCGTAATCATTGACTCAATGGATCTTCTTACAGATTCTTCCGGTCAGCATTATACTGAGAAGGGAGAGCGACTGAAGCGTATCAAGGTAGCCAATGACCTGAAGGATTTGGCTTCAGATGAAAATGTGTGGATGGTTGTAACCTATCAGTCAACCATCGAAAATCAGGAATGGCTAAACGATGAAAAGAATGTTTTGACCGCATACAATACATCTGAAGCAAAGGGCTTGTGCCGCCCTCTCACGCATCTTATCACGCTCAACCAATCTTCTCGTGAGGAAAAAGAAAATACCATGCGCATACATATTGCCAAGAGCCGATTCTTCAAAAAGGGAGAGCCGTTCAAGATAGCGACAGACTATGAGCATGAGACATTCTATGACCGTCAACGGACGATGAATATCAACAAACTTACCGCGTAACCCATGTATCTAAATCGAGAGGAACGAGAATATATAGTGCGAGAACTCACTCAGGAACTTCACGCACATTTAGATGGCAGCCGGAAGAACCTTTTGGTTCCAGTCTGTCCGGTATGCGGAAAGGGCGGTTCAAAATTTGGTATATATATTGGGCCTGACACTGAAAAGAAGCGCACATTCATGTCTCATTGCTTCAAATGTGGGGCTACGACCAAGACCCTTGACCAATTATTAGATTTGATTGGGCGCAGTGACTTAAAGATAGAAGAACGTGCTTCTTTTGAACCACTGGACATTCCTACATTCTATCAATTGGAAGAAGAAGAAATCGACGATGAGCTCACTGTCATAGATATGCCTGAAGGGTGGAAACGGTGCTATCGTAATTCTTACCTGAAAAGCCGAGGCTTTGAGGCTGATGATTACGAATATTTTCCAGTTGGCACCACTCGCGGTTTGAATTTCAAATTCGATGAATATGTGGTCTTCCCGATTATAGATGAAGGTGACATTGTGGGCTATGTATCTCGTCACACATGGTCAAAAGATGAACTGGACGCTTACAATGATAAAGCTCGTTGGGCTGGAAAGTACGAAAAAAGACGATACAACAATAGTCAAGAAAACGATTTTGTCAAGCTGCTCTACAATTACGATGCTGTAGTAGAAGATGAAACCGACACCGTAATACTTTGCGAAGGCATTTTTGACGTTATCGCTCTTACTCGCAAACTGGACTTATATGATAATCACCGTATAGTCCCTGTAGCGACATTCGGAAAGAAAATATCTCAGACACAAATATATAAACTGCAATCCAAAGGAGTGCGATCAATTGTCATCGGTTATGATACAGATGCAAGAGAAGCAATCCTGAAAGCCGCAGAAAATGTCAAGGATTACTTTGATGATTGTTTCATCGCCAATTTGCAAGGCAATGGCAAAGATTGGGATGAAATGGACTTTTGGGAAATCTACGATACATTTTCAGTCGGACTAATGACACCACGAGAATATAAACTAAAAACTGTTCAGATATGAATGAGCTTATTGAATGGCTGGAAAGGAACAAAATCCAGTACAACATCATAGATGAAGAAGTAATTGAAATTCCCGGAATGGGGCAACTATTCTTTGAGGACACTGAGAAAATCAATTCTATCTTCAGATTGAATCCTGACGGAGAACTGATATTCAACAGTGTGGAAGAACCTCATGTGCTTATGAATGAGGGTATCAACTTCATAGTTTTCAAATTTGGCGATAACTGGTACTATACCGATTTGCGTAAAGATTTTGCTCTCAATATTCTCAAATATGTTGGAGAGAGACAGAAGCCTATACATAATGTCGAATTTGTCAATCTGGGTGTGCATACCCCTTACGAATTGCTGAACGGTAGCTTTATGCCTAAAGAATGGGTGAAGAAAGCACAGTATCTTGGTCATAAGGCTCTGGGAGTATGCGACAAGAATACTATGGCTTCTTTATATGCTTTCCAGCGTGATTGTGAAGCTGCGGGTATCAATCCAGTATTCGGATATTCGCTTACAGTGAACGATGGCGTGACTACATTTGGCGGCAAAGTATTCGTTCAGTCACAGAAAGGATTGCGTAATTTGCTCCGGATTCAGAAAGCGATTATGGTAGACAGCGATGACAAAACAATCTACATTGAAGAACTACTGAACCACGCTGAAGGCAATGTGTTTGTATTTGATAAATATTCTACTGAATGGATTGACGACAACCTTTCAGAATGGGTTCCTGATTTTCTTCAATCTTTCGACAAGGTATTTTATCAGGTTGACCTTTCAGAATACAAAGCAGAGCGTATTGATATAAGGGTTCTGGAAAGCACTAAAGCATATTTTCACAATGTAGAAATTGTCAGTGTCATTAAGCCTATTCTTTTGTCTGATTGCTACTATCTGGACAAAGATGACGCAAAGAATAAGATAATACTCAACAAGGTTGCTGAAGGAACTGCGCATGAACAGTCGGATGACCAGTATTTCAAAGATGTAGATGAACACTATGCTTGGTTTGAGAAACTGTTTGATGCAGAACGATATGATATTCCGGCACTGTTTGCTGAATGTTGCGAGAATACAATCAAGGTGGCCAACGATGCTGTAGCTCGTTTCGACAATACACGAAACTATATGCCCAAGTACGATATGACTGATGAGGAGAAAGCCAAATATGGAACTACTCACAATATGTTCAATCAACTGCTTGAAGAGGGGCTGCAACGCCTTGTGCCACCTGAAAAACAGGAGCAGTATCGTAAACAGATGGAGTATGAAAAGTATATCATTGAATCTACCAATAATGTTGACTATTTGCTGGTTCAGTATGATACTGTCAACTTCTGTAGGAGCAATGGTATCTTGGTCGGATGTGGGCGTGGTTCTGCCGCCGGTTCACTGTTGCTTTATCTGTTAGGCATTACTTTAATCGACCCAATCAAATATGACTTGATTTTTGAGCGTTTTCTTCTCCCGGAACGAGCCGGTCTATATCCGGCTCAGACCACAATCATTGGAGAAGATATAGACTCTACAAAATATGTGGAGGTCGAGCTTGAAGGGTCGCATAAACTCTTGATTGATGTTGACGCTCAGTTAATTGTCAAGAGAAAAAATGAAGATGAACCGATTATCGTTTACGCCGATGAGCTTCAAGAGGGTGACGATATTATGTTCGATAACAAAGATGAACTATTCACTATCAACGAAATATAAACAATGAGCCAAATCACTATCACTGATGATATGAAGAAAGCTGTCGAATTGATTGAATCAACAAATCAGCATATCTTCATTACAGGAAAAGCTGGAACTGGCAAGACAACCTTTCTATGGCATATTGTTCGCAATATCAACAAGAAGTTTGTCGTTTCAGCCTCCACCGGCATTGCGGCAATTAACGCTGGCGGTGTCACTCTGCATAGTCTGATGCGCATACCATTGGGTGTTGTCAGTCCAGACGCGCCAATTAAAGGAATGTTGCCGAAAGACAAATTCATACTCTTGAATGAGATTGATGCCATTATCATAGACGAAATCAGTATGGTTCGCCCTGATGTACTGGACTTCGTAGATAAGCGTTTGCGCCAAGTAAGGGGTTCGGAACAGCCTTTTGGCGGTCTTCAGGTCATTATGTTTGGAGATCTATACCAACTTCCTCCAGTAGTCAAGAACGATGAAGCAAAAATTCTCGAAACTTTCTATGATGGATTCTATTTCTTTAATGCACTTGTATTTAAGGAGATAGGCTTCAATATAGTTGAGCTGAATCACATCTTCCGACAGTCAGACCCTCGTTTTATCGAGATTCTGAACAACATTCGGTCTTATAATGTCACTGAAGATGACATTGAAGACCTTGGCTCGTTGCGTAGCAAATATATGAGCGAGCAATACAACACTAATGCCATTCATATCTGCACTCATAGAAGAGATGTGGAGCGCATCAATAATTCGTTGCTGGGAGAAGCTACTCATACATTCACAGCAAAGATTGACAAAGATTTTAATATCGGCCATGCACCATGCGATCAAGAATTAAAGCTCAGGGTTGGCGCACGAGTAATGACACTAATCAATAATCGCACTCAGGGCTATTTTAATGGCTCTCTTGGCGTAGTTGATGAAATAACTGAAGATAAGATTAAAGTGACCTTAGACAATGGCTGTGAGGCTATAATTGAACGTTTCACATGGGAGTCTTGCGACTATGCTCTTGAAAATGGGAAAGTCGTTAAAAAGGTCAAAGGTACCTGCACCCAGTTCCCTCTCACATTGGCATGGGCCATCACCATTCACAAGAGTCAAGGGCTGACATTCAACAACATCGTGATTCATACAAAAGGAGTTTTTTGTCCGGGTCAAATCTATGTTGCCCTCAGTCGCTGTACCTCGATGGAAGGTGTTATCTCGGACTCTTTTATCAGTCAACGACATATTTTGCCGGATAAAGAACTGATGGCTTTTGAGAATGCCTACAAACAGACCAATTACTACTTCAGTAATGAAACCCGTAAACTGATGACAATATGAAAGTTATCAAAGTAAAACAGCATACAACCGCAACCCCTAAGGCAGTTATTGATTGCTTTGTAGACAATGGCTACCTTCAGGGCCCCGGTGGATCATTGCCTGATGTGGATAACGACTTCCAAAGCGACCGCCGACAGGAAGTAAAAGAGTATATTGAGAGACGCTACAATCTCAATGGTAAGCAGCGAGTCTTTTCAGCAGGTACTCTAACCACCTTGAAAGTGAAGGCGGTAATCAAAGACGTGGCCCGCACAATGAAAATTCCACCTTCGTTGGTGAACTATCTGACAGCCATTTTTGATGATGACAAATGTGATTATACCGGCATTTTCAAACTTGCTGCACAGAACAAAAAGATTGCCAAATTCATTCACGATTACCCACAGCTTTTTGAGGATATTCGCACACTGATGTTCCAACCTCGTTCCAGTTCAATTCACGCCTCTGCATTGCTTGTCACACCGGACAAAATGGATGATGAGGATATGGAATGCTTTGACTTCACCCCAATCAAAAAGGTGGACGGAATGCTGGTGTCTGAATTTGACGGCTATCAGCTTGATGAGTGCGGTCTATTGAAGAATGACTGTCTTGCTACCAAGGAACTTTCCAAACTTCAGCAGACAATGAATCTGTGCAATGAGCAATATGGGACAAATCTTAGTCTGGACGTGTTGGCTACAAGTGCTTGCGATGAACCACGAGTATATGAGCTCTTGAGCGCCGGTTACACTCAGAATGTCTTTCAGCTTGCGTCTCGCGGTATGACAAAGTTCATCAAAGAGATGCAGCCAACTTGTATCAATGACATTATCGCGGCCAACGCTCTATTCCGTCCAGCTACTCTGGAAAACGGTTCCACAACCGACTATGTTGACTGTAAACGAGGTGATAGAGCTCCAGTGTATCTTTGGGGTACATACGACGCCCTAAAAGACACCTATGGTCTGATAACATACCAAGAGCAAGTGGTCTTCATTGCTCGTGAAGTTGGAGGGTTCAGTCTGGGCGACGGCGTTAAACTGGTGAAATTCATCTCGAAGAAAAAGATGGATAAAATTCAAGCCATGAAAGAAAAATTCATGGTCGGAGCCAAGAAAAACGGCTGTCCGCTGGAAGACGCTCAGGCAATTTGGCAACAGATTGAAGCATGTGGATCTTACCTTTTTAATAAGAGTCACGCGACCGCATACGCAGTGACCTCTTATGTAGGAGCCTATTTGAAAGCGAAATATCCGACTGCATTTTATACGGTAGCCCTTCAGTGGGCTGATGACGATGAGTTGATTCCTCTGATGAGTGAAATGGAAGCGTGTAGTAACGCTAAGGTTGTCGCTCCGGATATTAACCATAGTCAGGCATCCTTCTACACAGACTTTAAGACTGACGAGATATTCTGGTCGCTTACCAGCATTAAGATGTTGGGCGTTAAAGCAGTGGATTGGATTATCAATGAGCGCAACAAAAATGGAGAGTTCACCAGCATACATAACTTCATCGACCGCATCTTCAAATACAAGCTCAAGAAATATCAGTATTGGAATGATCCTGACAATGAAGATGAAGCACAACGTTGTCCGGTGAATGCGCGACATGTACGCAATCTAATCTTAGCAGGATGCTTCGATAAGGTAGAACACGCATATTCTGTTGTTGAAAGATACGCTATTCTTGAAAAAGCAGCCGAGCAGTTGGGGTTCAGCATCGAAGAAAAGGACTTTCCTTCAGACCTTATTGGCAAACATTATTTCTGGAGCCAACAGCAGATTAAGGTATCAGGAATAGGAGCGATAGATTATCGTAGAATCTATGACAATTCAACGGTCAAGCCTGAAATCAAAGGCCGATGCGCATATCTCAGTCTTAAAGAAG